CCCGCCAAGCTGGCCAGCCATTTGCAGCAGCGCATTGCGCTGGCCTACCCTTGCGTTGTATCGGTCAATGGCGGCCTGCTCGCCAAGCTGCGCGCCTTGCAGCAGCGGCGCTGCCTGCACTTGCGATCCGCTGAACCCCTGGAATTGCGGAAGGTTCGGCGTGCTGCCGGTGCGGAGCGCATTGATTTCCGACAACGGCAGATTTCGGAGATAGGCCTGTTCCTGAATCGCCTGCTGCCTTGCCGCCGACTGGTCGCCAAACATGCGTGATGCCTCGCCGCCTGCCTGCATTTGCGCCTGCATCATGGCGTCATTCTTGGCTTGGGTCAGGCGGTTCATTTCGTCGTTCCACGCCTCGCTGCCCTGCGTGATTCCCTGATTGGCAAGGCGAGTCCTAGCAGAGTTCTCGTCCTTGTCAAACTGCGGCTGCAGCCTGCCCATCAGCGCCTGAGCAACCGCCTGCCGGGTCTGTTCGTTGCGGGTATCCACCTGCGGCACGCGGGACATATCAAACGGGGTCGCCATCTGCTGTGAGACGCGATTAAGCCCGGCTGCTGCCGTATTCAGGAGGTTGGTATTGATTCTCTGCTGTATGCCGTATTGCTGGGTAGCCACAGGCGACATGGTGTCAACGATGCGCACCCGGTCAGGATCACCGCCGATGCCGTACTGGATGCGGCGAGAGCCTTCGGCATTATCCCATTCAGGGTTTGAGAGTTTTGACGTGGCGCGCGCCGCATCAAGATTGGCGGCACCCTGAGCAACCGCAGCAGCGGCATAATCGGGAGCGGGTGGAGCCTTGGGTTTACCCATTTTTCAGCACCTCAAGCCATTTGCACCCATTGCGGGGCATGGTATAGATCAACAAATCGCCATCAGGGCATCCGTCGGGTATTTTCCCGGTCAGGATGAATCCAAGATGCTCGTCAAATCTTCGGGCCTTGAGGTTGCTTTCAGCCACTAATCCGATAATAACACGGCACCCCAACTGCCTGAAGGCATAATCAAACACGGCACGGATATATTCGCGCGTTATCCAGTTCCTGGCGCTGCTGGCAACGTGCATGTAGATGCTCGCGCCGTTATGGCCGTCAAACAACACGCAGGCAATGATTTTCCCGTCCCTGAGCATTCCGAAGCATTGCGCGCCCTGCCGGTATTCGCCGCCCGCGTGTCGCTGGAAATAATCCCCCAGGATGTCATTCCATTGCGGCCCGCAGACGATGCTATAGGCCATATCCGACCTCGAAGATGAAGTCGGTATTCACCCAGTTCAGATCGGTTATCCGGTTGGTCAGCCGGACATGCATGGCCACGTTGTACCCAACGGCTGGCGCTGTCAGCCAATCCTGTTTTGCCGGTGAATATCCGCTCACCCAGACGGACGAATCCCAGACTGCACTATCCCACAGCGCATAGGAGCCAAGGGAAAACGTCGGCCAGCCTGCAGGCGGTGTCTGGTCATATTCCACATTCAGGCCGATGCTTAGCCCGAACGCATTGGCGTCCGCCCCGGCAACCTGGATAATCGGCCTGATCAATTTGAAGTGTTTTTCACGCGCCGGATAACCGAAATTACTGAACGCCTGCAGGCACTCGGCAAATATGTTGGTTTCCCCGTCCTTGTTTCCATCCCATGCCCTGCACACCTTGCCGGTGGTTCCGAAAAATATATGATCATCGTACAGTTCCCAGCAAACGGCATCCCAGCCCATGAACCGGCACCATGACCCGGTAATCGTGTTCATGACGTATTGCTGATTGGCCTGCGTGCTGATCGGTACGTTCAGGATCAGCATGTTTTCCTTCGGGAACGGGCACAGTTCCCAGCCGAAATTGGTCCCGTACAGGCTGACGGCCGTGCTGACGGCCTGCTGAATCTTGTCGGTCACCGCCAGCTTGTTGTTGACGCGGACGGTTGTCAGCGCGTGCGACAACGGCATGAGTCCATCCTGGCAGACAATGACCAGCTCCGATCCCATCTTGGTTATGCATCGGCGACCCACTGGCGAACCAATCCAGTACACGCCGACAAGCGCCCATGTGCTGGAGGACGCCGGGTCGTAGCCCTTGTAGACGGCAATCTCTCCTTCAGAGGTCAGGAATACCAAATGATCGTCCATGCCGTATCCGGCATCGATCGTCCATGTCCCCAGTGTCAGCAGGTACCCTCCTCGTCTGAAGATTGCAGACAGGTCGAACTCAGTTGCAGCACCAGCCACAGAATCAACAGGGAGATACCAAGCAGAAAGGCTGTCAATCTCAACAAACCAGACGCGATGCTGATGCAGGCAGACATCAACCAGCGTATTGGTCGTGACGCCAGTGATAGCAGGGGTCGATAGCGCATTTATGGCCGTCCATGCTGTGCCGTTGTACAGCAGAGGGTCATCCACTCCGTTGACCAGATACAGGAACTTGCCACCGGTCGTGGATACGTTCGCCTTTTGCCAGCGCGCCGAGTTGAGTCCGGACACGACGGCGGCACCAATGGCTCCGTCGCTGCTGACGTCATAGATACCATCATCGGCAGCCGCATAAAGCTCAGCCGTGCCGTCCGCCGCGTTGTAGGCCGCCAGCGTCTCGATGTCTACCGCCAGCCCGGTAGCCCAGTCCGTATAGCCCTTGCGCACCATTACGTCGGTCGTGCGCGGGAAAAAGTTGTCCATGATGACCGCATCGGCGACATTCATTGCCGCGATGCTGTCCCTTGCGTTCCATCCGCCCACGGGAGCGGTAATTGACCGGCTGGACGACTTGCGGGCGCGCCCCTGCCTCACCATGGCCTGACGCATCAAAGGCTCCAGTTACCATAAGGCACAACAGTGCCGGGGACGCGAAGACGCGGCATTCCCGCCATGCTGATCGACGTGGGGGCTTTGTCGCGCGTGATGGCATCGGCAACCATGCCCTCATACAGCCGGAAGTCTTCGGCATATTCCAGCCCCTTGACCTGCCGCCACCGCCAGATCAAGCCTATCGTCATGATCTGCTCATCAAGCAAGGCGGCATCGTCATCAGCGCTGTATGCGCTCTTTCCTGTCGTCCCGTCCGATGCAAGCACCCAGTTGGCCGTCTTGTATTCAAAAGCCATGGTTTGCGAGGCGGTCGGGTTTGGCAGCATCAGGATATGGCCGCCGCGCAATATGAAATGCTGAAAAGGCCCGGTCTGAGGCGAAGCCTTGAGCATTTGCCAGTCTTGCGGCGTGATGGAGCCATAGACAGGCCGGCGAAGGGTGCGATTCCAGAACGTATCGGGAATGATGTACTTGAAATCAGTCCCGGCAATCGTCGATATCGCGCCCTGGTCATCGGCGGCAACCCCGGTAAACGTCACTTCCTTCCGCAACACCTGCCAATCGAACCGCTCCGACAGGGATTGTCCCTCCTGATTCAGCAGGGTCATCAACTGCATGATCTGCGCATCGTTGGACGACACGATTGCATTTGGTACGACGATGCCGATTCTCCGGCACGCATCCTGAACCACTGACAAGAGGGACATAACTGCTCCGGTTAGGCTGCTCGCTTGGTCTTCAGTTCGCGCTCAAGCTGCTTGATGCTGTCAAGCGCACTGGCCAACTGTTCCTTGAGCTGCTCGTTTTCAATCTTGAGGTTGATATTTTCGCTCGCAACCTGCGCAGACCCGTCGCCGCGAGTGCGCAGCCATGCCGCAGCCTTTTCGCTCAGCGCGCGTGCGCCCATGCCGATGCGGCCGATGGCCTGCTCATTGGCGGACGCCAGATCCTCAACGGTCAGGATGTTGGCGCTCAGGCACCGCTGCTGCTCGCTGGGTTGCAGGAGCATGAAACCGCGAATGGGCGTACCCATGGGCGGCATTTCGTTCTGTTGCAGGTACTGCTCGTAAGCCATCTTGAATCCCTGCACGAATTCATATGGCCAACCCTGGTCACCACCACGGTGCTTGGCTTCAATTTCCTTCAGCCAGTCCTTTGCCACCTTTTCCACGCAATCGCGGGAGCCTGGCGGGGTGATACAGGCAAAATCCTCGTCTCGGGTCACCTCATAGCCTGCTTCGACGGATGCGGCGTTGTCGCGGACTGCAACGCGCTTGAAGCGGACATAAGGAGGGCGGACGGGGCTGTTTCCAGTGGTGCGGAGTGCGCCTTGCATTTGGGGTCACCTACTATGCAAAAAATGGAAGAACGGGCCGAACAATGTCCGGCCCGGCTGAGTCAGGTTAGCTAGTCTGGCCCTGAACGAACGAACGGGACAGTTGCGCCTTGATGAAACCGGTATAAGTACCGGTCACGGTCACGGAGCCACTGGCGGTGGCGTTGTTGTTCATCGTCACGGTGCGGCCGTCATCGCTGATGCCGGTCACGGTCGTATTGGCCGCGATGCCGGTTCCAGAGAGGGCGATGCCGTAGAACCAGCCGTCAGCAGGAGCCGACAAGCGCAGCACGTTGGAACCGCTCACGGTCGTGGTATTGGCCTTGGCCACAGTCCCCGTAGACGCCAGCACGCTGACGGCGTTGAGAATCTGCTTGCCATTGGAGACAGCACCGACAGTGCCCGCACCAGTCAGGCCGAAGGTAGTGCCAGCGGCCACGGAAGCGGTAGCAGCGACAGGCACCTCGCCTTCCACGCAGAACCAGCCGTAATCGCCGGACGCCATCGGGTAGATGGCGGCAGCAACAGGACGGCCAGTGTTGGCGGTGTTGGGCACGTTGGTGGCGTTGAAGTCCTTGTCCCAGACGTTCAGCTCACCCATGCTAATAGCTTCGCCAGCCTTCAGGTAGATGAACTTTCCGCCGCCCCAGTACGGATCAGCGCCGCTGATTTCGCGGCCGAGGACGTGACGCTGGGTGCTGTCGGGGTCGTTGTAGAAGGAAACCGGCTGGTTTCCGATGTTCGCGTTGATGTTTGCAAAGGCCATGATGATTTTCCTCCCCTTAAGCCTTCATAACGCCCTGGAGCGAGCGGTTGCTACACACCAAGTTGCCTTGCCACAGAACCGGGATAACCACGGCATCCTGATTCACCGAGCGCAGTTCCGGAATCTCGGTCATGTTGGCGTCGCGATGGACGGACAGGCCGAGATAGTTGGTATTCAGGAAATACGCGTGCGAGGTCGGGATACCGCCGCCCAGAGAGCCGCCGTCAAACACGACATCGGCCATCTTGTACTTCAGGCTGATGAAGCCGGCCTGTGCACTGTCGGCATCGGTGTACCGCTTGATGCTGGTTTGCGACTGTTCAAAGAACGTGAAGTAATCGTTGCTCATCACGATCAGGTCAGGCTGGTCGGCACCGCGCGTCAGGGCCAGATACAGCGGGAGCATCAGGCTCTCGATGGTGGTGGCGCTCGGCGTGATGCCCGCGCCGCCTTGCAGCGGAGCCGCAGCAGACTGGACCTGATTCTGCCAGAAGGAAAACGAACTGGAGTCGATGCCGCCCACAGTGCCAGTCCCGGCATCGGCCACAATCGCTTGCAGGCCGCCGATCTGGTTGGTGGCGGTGCCGTCGGAGTACAGGTCGGAAGACAGGCCGTTGGCAAACGAGTGCATGGCGTTTTTGACGCGCGCCTTCACCAGTTTGATGATCTGCTCCTTGCCCGCGTTGTTACGCAGCTCCAGGCCGGAGGCGGTCACGTTGACGGCGACCTGCTTCCACTGGTATTCGGCGGCGCTGATCACGTCAGAAGCCTGGATGTTCAGGATGTCGTAGCCGCTGTAACGCTGGTACGTGCCGTTGGCGGCATATTCCAGGGGCACGGCGATGCTGATGCCGCCGGACAGCAGGTCAATGCGGTCCTTCTTGGTCAACTGGTTGAAGAGCGCGTTGTTCTTGCTGACGTTGTCGGCAAG